TTCAAGAAAGTGTCCAAGGAACACTTGATTTGCGAAAAAAGAACAAGGAAGAAGTCACTGCTCTCTTGAAATCCAAGGGATATATGTCTCAAGGGGAAGAAGATGATTATAAATACTTGATAAAAATGCCGATGGACTCCGTTACGGAGGAAAATGTCGCCAAATTAATGCAAGAATATCAAGACAAGCAGCAACAATTGGCGACGGTTCGTGCAACGAGCGAACGTCAAATGTGGTTGCACGAATTGGGCGAATTTGAAAAAGAATATGCGATATATCGTGCAGAACGGATGCAACCCGATATGAAAAAGACGGCGGCAATGTCTAAGAAAAAGGTGTCGCGAGTGGTAAAAAATCAGGTAAAATAAAAAATGAATACATTATTCTATCCAAGGATAATATACCAAGATGGGAGTGTTATACAACAGCAAACAATATATACAATTGTTTAATCCCAATGATTTCAAGAAAAAATCATTCAATGATAATGTATATTTTACATTGAGAGATATTTTTCTAAACGCAGACAGTGAAGAATGTATAATTGCAAATAATTTTATTGGAGAACTCACCAATGATATATCATTGGAAGAGAGAACCGAACAATTTGAATATACTGACGCATTGCATCAAAAATCCTATTGTAAACGTCTGTTGAAATTTTTGCAACGTCTTACACGTAATTGCTTTTATTTTGACAATTATGACAAATTGGGGGAGGAGGAAGCCGATTTTAAGAAGGAAAAATATATGGAGTTTGATGATTGGTGGTATCAGTTTCAGGTATTGGTCTATACAATTGATTGCCATGTGTGTGAAACTTGGAAATAGGGCGGGTTGTGGCGGATATAAAAACGTGTAAAAAAATGAGATTTTTTTTATTATCACAAATTATCTCATTGTATGAGGACAAACTTAAGCGTCCGCCAAAAAAGACAAAAGAATGATGCTTTATGGACAATCTTTAATGAAGAAATTCAAAATACGGAGAAAAAGAAGGTTCCATTGGAATGCATATATGGTTATAACAATCGCGAAATATGCGAGAGATGTCAAACACTATTGGTTTATTCAGAAGAAGGATTTTTAACTTGCACGAATGCAAATTGTGGTATTGTGTATAAAGATTTAGTCAATCAAACAGCAGAATGGAGATATTATGGTGCGGAAGATTGTCATTCAACCAATCCTACACGATGTGGAATACCGGTGAATCCGCTTTTTCAATCATCGTATGGATGCAAAGTGTTGTGCTCAAAATCTTCTTCGTATGAAATGAAAAAAATTCGAAGATATACGGAATGGCAATCTATGCCATATAAAGAAAAAACACAGTATGATGATTTTCAATTTATCACCATCATGGCACAAAATGCAGGCATTCCCAAAATATTTATTGATGATGCAATTAAGTATCATAAAATGGTGAAGGAGTATGACTTGACGTTTCGCGGACTCAATAATGATGGTATTTTGGCGGCATCCATCTACATTTCGTTTCGTGTGAATCAATATCCAAGAACAGCCAAAGAAATAGCATCCATCTTTTATTTGGATGCGCAAAGTACAACAAAAGGATGTAAAAATGCAATTACAATTATCAATGATTTGGAAAAAAATATGGATAACAGGGACAAGACCGATTTAGGAATGGTGTTGCCTCATATGTTTATTGAGAGATATTGTAGTAAGTTATTGATAAATGAAGAACTTACTAAATTTTGCCAATTTATGTCGAAAAAAGTGGAACAAATGAAATGGATGACCGAAAATACACCGCCTTCTATTGCTGCTGGAATTATTTATTTTGTTTCTCAAATATTTCACTTGAATATTTGCAAACATAATATTAAAGCAGTGAGTGAAACTAGTGAAGTTACCATTAATAAATGTTATAAAAAATTGGAAAAAATTATGAATACATATAATTTAATTCCACAATCATTGTTGTTAAAGTATAATGTAAATCTTGCAAAAATGTAGTTAGTGTAGCATGCGTCGTGATTTGGACGATTTGGATTTGGATTTGGATGATTTGGATTTTTTCTTACCTCCCACTACAGAAGAAGGTAAGGTAAATTGACTAAAATCAATCAAGTGACTATCCTCAATACCGGAATTTTGATTGGGTGGATAATTTGCATCTACATTTTCATCCCAATTGGTAATTTGATCTTTGGTCATCAAATACGTCATTTGCATATCAGACGAATAACGCAACCATTGTTTCCAATAATCGTCAAAAGACATGTCCAACGGAATTCCATAATATTCTTTTTCTTCTTGCTCCCAAGTGTTCCATTCCTCTTTCAACACAGGCAACAAATTGGCATCTTGAATAATACGATTTAGCCATTGAATAACTAAAAAATCATTATGAACGAATGTTTGATATGCTCGTTGTTTCACAGCTGGGTCGTCGGCTATTTTCCAATAATGTTGGATAAGTTTCTCATTCATTAGATCTCGTGTGTATACTAACGGAGGAAGGGGGAGGTTCATTTGGTTTGCTTTAGATGCCAAATATAAGGCAAAGGCAAAGCAATTGCCTTCACTCATTGGTAATTGATAAAACGCATACGGGTCTTGTACTTCACCTGTTGGACTGCAATAAATATAATGTACAGTATTACGATATTTTTTGCAATAGATTGTATTTGGTTGTGTTATTTTTTTCACACTTTTTGTAATTTTAACATCCTCTGCGCCGGACTTGGTTGCCAATTCTTCATATATGACATCGGTAGATATTAATTTGGAAAAGATAGAGTGATATGCTTCATATAAAGATTCGCCATCTTCTGACACAATTATTTCCATATTGAATTCCTTATATGTATATATAGATATATTTTACATCTGTTTAGATTTCAAATGCTTATTTTATAGTATAAAAAATGAATTACTTTTTATAAATGTATAACATAACATGACAAGTAAAAATGAAACAATTGAAGATGATAAAAAGGAAATTATCACAGAAACAAATTTAAATATTATAGTTAATAAGGGAACTGGTGCGGGTGGTGCTAATACAAATTATTATGGTAAAAAGTTTGAAGAAAAAACAAATAATCAAACGAGATTATTAGATCAAGGATACATTAAAAATAGTTTTAAAAAAAACCCCAAGAAAGCAAATGATTATTACTTATCAAAAACAGTTGAAGATAAAACCATAATATTTGTAATGCAACATGCATTTACGGTGTATATGAAAAATAAATATAATATAGATTTGTTTAGATATCCAGATGAGGCATATATTATTGAATATAATACAGGTAAAAAGGTTATAAAAATATTGGAGAAAAAAGAACAAAACGTAAAAGGGTCTGTTGATACTAAATTATGGAGCGGTCCTTCACTAAAAAGGGAATATGAATTAGTTTTAGGAAATGATTTTGTAGTTCATTATGGTTTTTGTGTAAATGACTATTTGAAGAAAAAAATAATCTCAAACAAAAAAAAATATACAACATTACATACGATATTAAACGAAACGAATATTGCCGTATTATTTGGTGATGATGAAAACTATTTTGAAACCATTGATAAGTGGTTTAATAATTCTTTATGATAACTTCCTTTGCCTTTGCATCTGGGTTTTTAGAGTGAATTGCTCTTTTGCATAAAATAGATGATATATTGTATTTTTCACTTGTAAAATTATCACGAACTAAACTAACATCCGCATTACTCAACATGATTTTTTTATTTGTTTCAGTCAAATTATGTATTAACTTAAATAAATTATTATGGTTATCAATATTAAACCCATTTTTAGTATAACCCACAAAAGATTTTTCTGTTTCAGGAGCATATGGAGGGTCAAGATACACATAATCATTTGGTTCAACCATATTCAATGAAATATTAAAATCACAACATTCAAATATAACATTTTGTATTAGTTCGTGTATTTCATCTAAATGTTCTTTATTAATAATTTCAGGATTATTATAATGTCCGTAAGGAACATTAAATCCTTTCGGTCCAATTCTAAAAATGCCTCTAAAACATGTTTTGTTTAAGAATATAAACATGGCAGAACCGATGGTGGTTTTTTTATCATTCAAACTTAAATTATTAAATTCACTTCTTATCCAATAGTAATAATTTTCTTTTGCTATTTTTGCTTCATCAATATTTTTTGGTGCCATATTTATTTCGCCATCTCCGCAAGATTTAAATTCAGTAATGAATAGTTGTATTTGATTATATAAATCATTATGATTTGATTGAATGTTTTTATACATATATACCAAAGGTTCATTTAAATCATATGCATATATATTTCCATGTATTTTTATAATACCATTTTTAACATATGATAATAAGGTGAATAAAACACTGCCTCCACCTAAAAATATTTCACGATAATTATTTATATTTGTTGGAAACTCATTAATAAGTTTATCCAATATTTGTGTTTTACCGCCAATCCACTTTAAAATAGGTTTAGGAATGATTATTTTTTTATCAATAACATGCTTAACAAGTTTATTATCATAAATGATATCAATACAATATTTTTTTTTATGAGTTGTATAATTAGACTTTTGAATAAACTCTTTACCACATTTTTCACAAATATATTTACTCATATTGGTTATAATATCTTTTATTTTTAATTCATTTTTAATCAAAGAAAAATCTATAAAAGTTTTACATTATCGTTTTTGGTTTGAAACAAAAATAAATAGCTACTAGCAATACGAAGATGGCCAATGTTGACCATAATATATAACTCTGGTTTTTCTGTAATATCAATATATTCGTGTCTTTCAAAATGTTTTCAATATTATTTTGAGAGAAGTTCTGTATTTTCTCTTGCATTCCTTGAATACTTTCCGTTGTATTCAATATTTCTGTATTATTGAATTGGTTTGTTTTCTGGTTCTGTTGTGTAGATGTATTCATCGTCTCCGTATTTTGCGATATTTGTGCAGACAATTGTGATAATTTCGTCTCCATTTGTTGAAGCAATTGCCTTTGCACACTGGTTGCACTTGCCAACCCATATTGATCACCAACTTCATTCCCTTGTATGTATTTACCATAAGTCCAAGTATCCATCATTGTATCCACTGTATTGGGCACTCCTTTCGGATAGGTAGTGGGAGCACTGTTACGTAAATATACGTTGCGGTCACTATTGGTTTCAAAGCTTCCTCCAGGATAAAATGCCGATGTTTTGGGGAAACATTGTGTTTGTTCGCTATTCATAACAAATCCGCTACATCCCGATAAATCAGTGCATGTATCTTGACAACTTTGTAGTGTGGCTCCAGAGTAGGCCGCGTTGGCGATATCATTTCCTAAGCTGTCCATGCCTGGTAACACCAGAGAATAATCCGCCGTTTGTGCAACTTGACTAGTTGGATAAGGATGTGTTACTGCATTGCCGTCGATATAGGCCAATTGTCCAATGGAGGCAGGTGTACCTAAGGTATTCAATTGATAGGTGGCGTTGATGTTGGTTTGCCCAGAATATATATTTGTAGTGGCATTTTTCGTACAGGCACTTGTTTGTGTATTTGTATAATAGACCAAATTGCCGTCTGTTTGCATAATTAAATAGGTGGTTCCATCTGTCGAACCGATAAAATCACCCGCGGCCAAAGTTCCGCCACTTGGCATCCAATTTTGCGCATATTTTCCCGCACTAGCTTCATACGTAGGATTATTCTGTTGTTCTTGTCCAGCCGTGTTTGTGCACCATACGGAGCCAGACACATCTGTATTGGTCGTATCGGTAGGTGCCGTGCCTGGATAAATACATGCGTTTCCGTCTGGTTGTATTATAAAATAATACGCAGAAGATGAAGAAGACGTGGTAGATGCAGTGGTAGAAAACACGGTATTTCCATTGACATCTAATACAGTAAGAGCACCTGCAGTTGTGAGCAAAGCACTTGATCCCTGTCCTTCTGTTTGTGAAGACCATAACATGACGGGTGTATAAGTAATGCCATTGCCATATTGTTCCACGGTGGATACATCTGTGCCTACCATGCAATTGCCGATACCGCTGTCATTTACGGCTTGCATGCCAAAATAGGTGTTTCCAGATGCGGCTGCATAGGCTTGGCATTGTGTATAGGTCATTTGACCTGCGGTTGTCATGGCGGGATTGGAAGAAGAGCCGCTCGCATAATTATTGTAACATCCGACATACGTGCTGGCAGGA